AGCTGTACTGGGGTCAACAGTGGTGATTTTGAACTGGTAGTCAATCTGTTGCACCGAGGATAAATAGTTCCTGTCGGTGTCCGTCGCTTGACTGTCTACAGTATTGCATACCGATGAAAAACAGTCAATCATCACAAGAAAAACAAGTGATAGTGGTCCAACAGGGGTAGAAGGAAAATTGAAAATAGAACACACTGTAACAGGGGTCAAATGGCTAGTTTGTAAAAAAAACATCGAACACCCACTCGAAGTATGAAATAATGGGGGTAGAACAGTGGTAGACCACTGATAAACAGAGGTAACAGATATGATAGAGCAGCGAACAGAGGTAAAAGAGGATATAACAGAGGTCAGCACCGATATAACAGAGGTGCCAATAGATGATAACAGAGGTGATGACAGTTCAGCCGTTGTTGATACGCATACGCGCACAGGTGAGGTAGAACAGGGGTCAGAGGATAGTAACACGCCTACAGAGGTACGCAAGGGTAGACGCTTGACAGGCAAAGAACAAAAGTATATCAATGCTATCGCTCAGGGGTCAACACGGAGGTCAGCAGTCCGACAGGCGTATGATGTAAAAGATGACGTGAGCGTAAAAACATTGGATAATATGGCACAAAGGATAGAGAAACGTCCAGAGGTGCTAGCAGTGTTACAGGCGAATGAGCTAGTAGCGCAAGAGGTAGTAGCAGATGTTATGAACTATAGCCGAGAATTAGGCAAGAGTGGCAGCAAAGAGGGAGGACAATACGCACGAGTAGCATTAGACGGCGCTAACTCTCTGTTAGACCGCATACATGGCAAGGCAAAGCAGAGCATAGATGTACAGTCCACCTCTGTTAATATCAACATAGATTTGACAGCCATATAAGTATATGATGCATGGCTAACAGGGGTACGATAATAAATTTGCAGAAAAATAAATAATATTGTTTGCTTGCATACCTACCCCCGTCGCACCTCTGTTAAGTGGTTCCATGTGTCGGTATATATATAAGCGAAGCGTGGTGGGCCCCACTATATCTTTCTTCCCTTCGTGCGTGGGAGGTAAACATGTCTGAACACTTGAAAATCCTCATCACGTACCCCCCGTCTTCCATAGAGTTCGTATGACCAAAGTATCATCAACAACCATGAAGCTGTTTCATAATCAACAACACCTGCCTTATAGCGGAAAGTGTTGACGTAATATTATTATCGTGTTACTATTAAATTACTAACGTACCATGTTGTATGATTAGCTCTTGAGGCGCCCCCCTGGGGCGCTGATCGTTTTAAATGATAGTATATCTAATTTGCCACGTAGCGATCGCTTCATGCAGTCTCAATAAAAGGTATATTTTTACGGTATCGCGTAGGTGTTACTTGTTCGATATATCCTAACTTCTCTAGCTTTAGAAGTATTGCAGATATACGACTTGGCTTTAGCTCAGTTTCCTTAGAGAGATTAGTTACTGTAACGAGCTCCCCTGTTTGCGCTTCGTCGAGTATAGTTAAGATTTCCAATTCGTCTTTCATAAGGTTCATGTAATTCCTCCTTAGTAGGTTTGCGTTGTAACTTCAGTTTTTTAATCAACGCTTTAGATTTCGGTCGGTATAACGCATTGGTTAATCCTTTATCAATTTTCTTATTCGTCTTAGGAGCGTTATATACCTTAGACACGTCTATTTTCTTATCAAACATATTCCCTTTCTATTGGGTGTTTTTCCTGTTGGTGTGGTCGGAAAATCCACCTGAATGTTGAAGGCTATGGAGTTCGGATACAGCCCCCCTACCCCCACAGCCACAATGCTATTGGAGGCAGGACCTACGGCTGTTTCTGAACGTCGTTAGGAACGTCATCCATCAACAGTGGGACCACCCCTATTATTTACGACAATCACGGCGAACTACTGCTCCTATGTGATTGAAGGGTCCCAACGATACCCCGTGTACCTATCCCGTTCTTCTTTTCAGTAGACAGCAAGCTGCCAGTCGGGAGTCGATAATGGGTACACTCCGCCGAGTTGCACGGCTCAGAGGGTAATCGCCCCAACGCAAAAACCCCGCCGATTAGAGCAGGGTTGATTTGCGATGAAAAATTGTACAAACAATGTACTGATAGAAAGGTGCTGGCTGGGTGCCGATAGCCTGACTATATTGTAGCGTGTTTAGACAATTAATCATAGTTCTATATTACACAGGTACGTTTGTTGACGCAAGACTTGAAATCTAAAAATTTTTGTGTCTTAATAAACGTAAGATAAAAACGCGGGCAAATACTAAAAATCATCACCTTAACATCCCAGGAGAAATACACACATGGGTAGGAAATGGACGGCGGAGCAAAAGGAAGCTGCCCGCCAGCGTGCGCTAGAACGCATGGCAAAAGAAAAGCAACTAGATATCGTCGAAGAGACAGCAAAGAAAGCTGAAGAAGCCCTCGAAGCACAGAAGAATGAAGCCGTGGTGCAGGGCGTAATCAACGAACCACGAACAACAATCGCTGATGATAGCGAGGCAAGCACGAATGAGATTCTCAGCCGTGCCGTCGAAGCAATCAATCTACTAGCACAATTACAGGCCAACGGTCAGGTTCCACAGAATACAGGGCCAGCAGTAAAGAATGGTCAGCTTACAGGAACACTAGACCGATTCTCAGTGAATCCACGAGATTACCTCGACTTCACCGCTCGTCTCGCCGAGGAGCCAGGGCTACGACGCTTCGGCTTCAAGGAAAACTTTGAGCTCACTTACAAGTACGAAGTTGTACGATACCAGACCATAGATAAGATCTGGATGCAAGAGCCAAAGATCACCATCGACCTTAATAGGAAGATCTACAACGATGAAACGGGCGAACTGACCTCAGGACGCTACAAAGAGTTCCGCATTGTTATCCATGAAGATCCTGATACAGCAATTTACGTTGCGCGGGCGAATGGTATTGATGTACCAGAAGATCCTGAGTCTGAGACGGGCTTCCTTAACGAGATGCGTTACCTGCAAGTGCGCGACTGGTTGCTTGAATGCTTCATGCCGAAACGACCGACCAGCCACAGCAACCGCCGTGAAATGGTGGTAAATGGCAAATTGGTGGAATATTTCGAGACAAATAGCGAAGATTCAGCAAAACTACCGTTTGATCAACTAGGCAGCAAACTTTAATGGCATATAAGCCTTTTCCTGTACAGGTTAAGGCTCACCGCGCTTTCCTAACCGATGGTTACAAGCGCGGTATGCTCTATTGGTCGCGTCGTACAGGTAAAACTTTGTGGTCAGTCCAGCAGATTATGATGTCGGTTCTTATGCATCAAGGGCCGCATCATATTGTGTTCAAGGAATATCAGCAGGCAGAGACTGTTGCATGGAACCAATATCTCCATTTAATCCCTAAAGGGTTAATCGAAGGCGTTCCGAACAAGAGTACGCTCACTGTGACGTTTAAAAGACTTAACGGTAAAATAAAACTGCCAATCAGTCAAGGTAGCTGTAAAACAATTGACGGAGAATTGCAACATTTCGACGATTGTGACTGTTATGAAGTCATAGATGACCCGAATAAACCGCCAGCAACGCTGCGATTCCTCGGTTCAGACAAGGCGGACAGCCATCGTGGTGGCGAATCCTACGGAATGATCTTTGACGAGTACCAAGATCAGGATCACTACGGCTGGGACTTCGTTTATAGGCAGTTCCTTTACACGACAGGCGGCTGGGCAGTCTTCATGGGCACCGCAAAAGCGGAAGATCAGTGGGTTGAGATGCTAGAAAACGCTGAAATGTCCTACATTGAGAGCCAAAAAGAGGGTCGTCCCCGCGAATATGGCGATTGGTACTACAGCAAGGCGACATGGCGCGAAAATCCACTGATTAAACCAGAAATCATCGAAGCAGACCGCCAACAGGCGGAGCGCGAAGGGAAAATGGGCGCATTCTTGCAGGAAACTGAGCTTATTCCGTTCACATTACAGGGTGCAGTCTACCCAATGTACGGTAAAAAGTTCCATCATGTAGACGCGGACAAGATTCCGATAGAGGGTACGAATTATATCGCACTCGATTTCGGCTTCGCCGAAGGTCACCCTATGGCAGCCTGCTTTATTCGCATAACCCGTGACGACATCTGGTACCAATGGGATGAAATCCACGGCACAGGTATCCAAATTGACGACTTAATCGCTGAAATCAAGCACAAAATGGGTGACCGTGCACTTGCTGGTATCGTTGCTGACTCAGCACGGCCTGACCTCATTGACTATATGGCGAATCGTGGTATGCCTATGATTCCTGCACCTAAAGCGCAGAACTCAGTGCTATCTGGCATAGCTCTGCTGAGCAAACGTCTTCGCCAGAAGATTCAAGTCATGGGTGACCCGAAGCCAAACTACTTCATCGACACTGTTAACTGCCCGCATACCCACTACGACCTGACTCATTACAGGTACAAAGAAGTGAAAGACGGAAAACTCCAGCAGGAAAACCCAGAAAAGCGTTTTGACGACGCGCCAGATGCAATACGGTACCTAGAGTTATTCTTCAAGTTTGGGTTCAAAAAGAGCACCAAAATTCCAGAGAATTCCATCCTAAAAGACGCAAATTCATTTGGTCTGTTATAATCAAAAAAATAGGATATAATGCAAGTAGTACTATAAGCATCAAATAAACAGAGAAAATCATGGCAAGCCCTACAAAAAAAGACAATGCTCCAAAAAGTCAGTACGAATACGAATATCGTTCGGATTTCCAATCGGACTGGGATGTTCACCGCAACTATGTGAATCAGAACTTCGACGCATGGGAAGCTATGCTCAGCGGCCAGGTATACGACAGCGTTAGTAAATCTGTAGACGGTAGCAAGATCACCGACTCATACGCAACGACACTTGCAAAGGAACGAGCTGATCGCGTCATAGCCAAATTACCAGAAGGCGTTACTGAGCCAACAGGTAAGGCAGATGTCGGAAAGGCTGCCTTCATGGACATCCTGCGCGTAAAGTATATCTATCCCAATGCGAATGCGCAGCATCCATTCCTAGAAAAGCTCAACATGTGGGAGTTCTACTCCGATGTGTATGGCTATATGCCAATGTTCTACGACTGGAACGTATCGCCAACAGGATATGTTGGCCCTGATTGTTGGCTCTGGAATCCACGTAACTTCGTCCCACAACAGGGGCGCACATCAATTGCCGAGATGGAATATGCAACCGCATTTACCTGGGTAAATAAGAGCTACATCAAGAGCATCATTGACGGCAAGGCCGATAAGACAGACAAGGATGGCTGGAACATTGAGGCGCTTAGGGAGCTATATGCACTAGAAGAGTCCCGTTCAGCAGCTGATTTCTCCGAAGACACGAAAGTTCGTCGTGATCGTCAGCAGCAGAATGAGAAGCGCGGTGTCAAACTAGCCACCCGATTTGAGGCTGGTGAGGACGGCAAATGGATCACCTTTGCACCAGACCACGGCTATTGTGAGGTTCGTCGTATCGGTAACCCACACAAGAACAGCAGGATTCCGTTCGTTATCAAGTACAGCCAACCGCTATTTGATAGCTTCTATGGCCTCGGTGACTTCCAGCGTGCTATGCCACTGCAGTTTGCACGTGATGGTCTGACCAACTTCTACTTCCAGGGCATTAAGATGAATCTCGTACCACCAATCGTTGCTAACGCCAATGGTGTGGTGAAACACACACTCGACTACAAGCCAGGTGGTGTAATTCTTGAGACTATCAATAACTCAGTCCGTCGTTTGGAAACAAGCAACGCTGGTCTATCAACCTACCAATCCGCACAGACCTCCCTTACTGGTGCGTTACTTGCACAGTTTGGTTCACAGAACCCAACTGCACCTGGTGCTGAGACCCTCAACCCAAGCCAGGGTAAGACACCTGCAGCTATCAACCTATATGGTGACAAAGAGGCAACCCGTGATGGTGCGGCTCGTCGCCACCTAGAGGCAGCTATTCAGCAGCTCACTGAAGGCTTCTTTAGCCTTATCGCTAATATTGGTACAGAGGATATACCAATAGCACTCTTCAAGGAGGATATTGAGGATATCGTCCGATCTGGTATGGGTGACGTCATGGACATCTTCAACGAGAAAAACCTCCAGCCAAACCAGTCAGGTACTGCTGCTCAACTGATTATCAAACCATCAGCTCTCAAGGGAGTAGGCTACCGATTCAAGATCAATCCTGATTCGACAGCGAAGATCACCCAGCAGGCACAGCTACAGGCGATGATGGACTTGATTGATCGTCTCGGTAAATACCAAAACATCCTACAGGAAGACCCAACGATCACGATTCACTGGGATAAAATCATGTCTGCGTTCATGTCGCTCACTGATATCCCTGCTGCTGACCAGTTCATCAGCTTTGACCCACAGGCTCAGAAACAACCAGACCCAGTGGCACCTCCTATGCCGAAGCCACTTAGCTCACCAGTTCAGCTACCAAACGGTAACGAAGTTGAAGCCGCTGATCTCATCAAGCTATACGCTGGTGCGGATAACGACCCAACTCTCCAGACGGCAGTTGCTCAGCTACTCGGTCTACCTAGCGACCCAATTGTGGATACTGACCCACTTACCCCTGGTATTCAGGAGCCTACTATCTCAAAGAGTGGTATGGCGTTCGGCGATCCAACCGTTGCACAGGCAGCCGATATGATACACGACCAGTCAGCTCCACTTACAAGTTCGCCAATTATGCCAAAGCCAGAACCGACTAGCGCTGGCGCAGCACTCAGCGCATAGTGTATAATCGTTCCATAAACGAAGGAGACCTATGGGGCTTACTAAGGTTAAAGTAAATGATGTATGGGTAAAGACGCCAGAGTTTAGAGCATGGCAACATATTAAAGACAGGTGTCTAAACCCAAATTCCGCTCGTTATGAGTACTATGGTGGTAGAGGAATAGGTATTTACCCAGGCTGGGTAGATAACTTTCCTGCATTTTTGTCCCATGTCGGCGAGAGACCATCAGGAGATTTTAGTATAGATAGAATAGACAATGAGGGTGATTATACCCCAGGGAATCTACGTTGGGCCACCAAGAGACAACAGATGCTAAACAGACGGCCGTTTTCCGATAAAATAAGGCGAGACAGTAAAGGGAGATTTACAAAATGAACCAAGGTGCACAAAACGGAATAGTAGGTGACGCAGCGTTACCGACCGAACTACCTCAGACACAAGTACCACAAGAAGATTTGTCGCGCGAGCGCAACATGGCAAAATTCAGCAAGACTGAGGAGTACAAGGCATTAAAAGCTGCGATTGAATCACGAATATCGTTCTATCAGCAGTTTGTCCCAGGTGGACAAGCAGGTGATGTAGCAGTTCAATCACTACCTAACGATGAGCGCGGATGGCGCTGGCTTGCCGCAGACAATATCATCATGGAGTTCCGCAGTATCTTAGACGCTTACGAACAAGCGGCTGAGGCTGTTAAGAACAGCGATGCAACTTCCTGAGGAAAAAGAACTTAAACAGTACGATAGGTGGGGCGTTCAGCGTCCCACCCATGAGGAACATGGCGAGTTTAATGTAGAGTCTCTTATCCCCTTTAAGGCAACCAAATGGTGGCTTGAGGGGGATACTTTATATGCTCAAGGTAACCACGGAGTCGTGGCAAACCGTATCCCATCTGATTACATTTGTGTAGGAATGAATGAAAAAAACTTGCCAATTCTGCAAAAGGTTGTTATAACAGAAGCATAGCACCGCCGACCAGGCGCTAATACAAACAAATTTGCGGTCTGTAAAACAAATCAAGAGCGGAGCCGTCCGAGCCGCCGAACAAATTCGTGGACTGTAAAACAAAAGAAGGAACATTCACATGGCAGAACCAATCACAAAGTCACCTGAAGAAATGACGGATGACGAACTCGACGCTTACCTAAACGGAGAGGACGTGGTTGAAAAACCAGACGAATCTCCTGAGCAAGGCAAACCTGAAGCTCCCGAAGATGAGGAAAAGCCAGAGGATAAGCCCGAAGAAAAACCAGCAGAGGACGAGGAAGAACCCGAAAAGCCTGAGGACAAACCTGAGGATGAGGAGGAAAAACCAGTATCTCGTAGGGAACAGCTTCGTGTTAACCAATTGCTAGAACGAATCAAGAGTGAGAGTGGCGGTAAACCCCAAGAGAAGCCATCTGAAAAACCGAAACCTGAGGGTCTCAAGTACGAGGACGAACTAGACGCTGACGAAGAAACGCTGCAAAAGCTGAACGACGACAGGGAACAGTACGCTGAGAAACGATACCAACAGGGCCTCGAACAAGCTAAGGCTTTAGAGGACAGGCAGAACGCTTTTGAGTTCAGGCAGATGCTTGCCAGTGAAGAACCTATCGTATTGCAGAAATACCCATTCTTGGACAGCAAAAGTCCAGAGTTTGACGAACAAATTGCCACGGCACTTGTTTCAAAGTATTTCCAAGATACAGGGTTTGACGCTGAAACCAAGACTGCTAAGAACCACATCAGCTATCTGGAGTATGCCGAGGCACAGATCGAGCTATCCACAGTGATTGCAGAGAAAATGGCGCGTGAGACACAAGAAAATGTCACACGACAAGCTGGCCAGACTGGTCTACGACCAAGTGGTAGCACGCCTAGCAAGTCACTAAACCTCAATAAAGCTCCTGAGGATATGACTGACGAGGAACTCGACGCGATAATCGCACAGAGTGTACCACCTCGGAGGTAGCTTTACAGAACCCTAACACTAAAAGGAAATAAAAACCCATGCCAAACCCTACAACTAACTCGAACGTTACGCGCTCAATTGCGCAGACCGCTCAATATATTCAGGAAAAGTGGACTCGCGACATCCAACAGCCATTCGACGCTGTTCTGCAGGCTGCAAAGCTTGTACAGGATCGTAGCGGTCTCGTATCTGACGGTGGGGATATCGTTAACATCCCATTCGTAGCTGGTGTAAACGCTCGTGCGAAAGCAGCTTCAACCGCTGTTACCTACGACTCACCAGAAGGTAGCCCTGTAACACTGAACATCGACAAGCACTACTACGTAGCTGTCTTGATCGAAGATATTGCTTCAGTTCAGAGCAACTACGACCTCAAATCAGCATTCCAAGAGCGCATGGCTGAAGCACTTGCACGTCAGATCGACACCGATCTTATGAGCTTGTACGCATCGGCAGGTACCACAGTTGCAGCAGGTGCAGCAGTTGACGATGCAGACATCCTAGCGGTTGTTACTGCATTCGACACAGCTAACACTCCAGCTAGCGGCCGTCGCGGTATCGTAGGTCATAACTCCAAGGCTGACCTCTTGGGTATCAACAAGTACAACGCGTACGATCAGACTGGTAAAGCTGGTTTGGTTACGTCTAGTTCTGTTGGTTCTGAAGGTGGTGACGGTAACGATCTTATCGGTACTGTATACGGTATGGACATCTACCACTCTGGTAACGTTCAGACTTCAACCACTGGTCGTAACTTGTTCTTCCACAAAAAGGCTATCAACCTTGCTAAACAGCAAGCTCCAAAATTCGTTATGGAGTACTCGGTTGACCAGCTTGGTTGGAAGACTGCACTGCACACCATCTACGGTGTGGGTGTTGAACGCGCAAGTTCGTTCATCCAATTGACTCGCACAACTGCTCCGTAATGACTTGCTAGCAATAGCCGTCATCGGCATCCTGGGTATGATGTGAAACTACCCACCACATTAATCCTGAGAGAAAAGCATTACGTCCGAGTATCGCCCATCAGGGAATAAAATAAGGAGGCCACATGGCACAACGAAATGAATTGGCAGTACGCGCATCTGCAGTAGGTTTCGACCACACTACGATTGCAAACGACTCCAAGCTAGAGCAAAAGGTACTCTACCTAGAGAAACGTCAAACGACTATCTCAGGTACGGCAGCTACAACCACATTGACATCTACAGGTGTTGCACTAAACAACGAAACGATGACAATCGGTGGTCGTACGTACACATTCAAGACAACGCTAACAGGTGCTGCTGATGAGATCCTCATCGGTGCTGCAGCTACCAACACCCTAGATAACATCAAAGATGCTATCAACGGTACTTCTGTATCTGGTACCCCTGGTACTACCTACGGAACTGGTACAAAGCCATACGAGGATATCGTAGCTGGTGCAAAGAACGCTACAACGCTAGTAATCGCTGCGACCAACTCGAACTCAAACGGTGCGTTGGCAACCACAGAAACACTTACGAACTTTAGCTTTACAAGCACCACAATGTCAGCTGGTACAAACGGTAGCATCACGCCACCTACAGCAACATACACTGGCGCTCCAGGTCTATCTGGCGATCGTAACGTAGCGTAGGGGGACATATGACACCTTCAAATGGAACATATATCTCAACACAAACAACAACTGTAGTGAAGAGTGGTGCTGGCATCCTGCGTGGTATCGCACTCACAGAAACCGCAGCTGGTACGATCACAGTCTATGACAATACGTCAGCAGCTGGTACAATTGTTGCAGTACTAAAGGCAAGCATTGCTGAGGGCTATTTCCCACTCAACATCCGCATGTCCACTGGTATAACAGTAGTTACAGCTGCTGCAAGCAAAGCAACGGTAATCTGGGAATAAGGAGAACAAGATGGTAAAGAAAGAAGATGCAAACGTATTCACTGAAGATGAAGTCGCAAAGGCTCCAGCAGAGGTCAACCCTGCATTCAAAGATACTGAGCACGTGCAATACAACCTGACAGTAGATCCTAACGATCCACGTACTCGTGTACCTGCACAGCCAGGCGTCTCGCTCGATGAGCTAGACAAAGAGAAGTAAAACCTCCCGCTTCGGCGTCCAGTAGAAGGCTCCCCAAACGGGGGGCTTTTTGCTATTATAGGTACATGAAGACTTACAGAGATATTGTACTTATTGAGGTAGACAAGCCGAAGAAAAAGACCGCATCAGGCATCTTTATCGTAGAGGATTGGAAGACCCTACCGCCTATGGGCATCGTTAAATCAATCGGACCAGATGTGAAAGACCGTGAACTTGTTGGGAAACACGTGATATTCGAGCGTTATACCAGCGTCACAGTGGGATTTGATAACACGAAATCACCTGAGGAACAGCCAGAGCTTAGGTTCTGTCGTGAAGTAAATCTGTTAGCGGAGTTGGAAGATGGCGAGGGAGCTTAAAAAAGGCGAAGTCACCGTCAAAGATATGTCGGTGATACGCGAGATGGATCAAACGAAGATCCAGCGCGAGAAGAGAGTTGGTGTGGTAAAGGATTATTCGATGCGACATCGTATTCAGATCACTTGGGATTTGAATCCTGAGGCCGAGGATGATGAGATGGTGAAACTGACATTCGATGGTATGGAGGCGATAGTTGACGCTGAGGAGTTACAGAGGTATTTACGCTGGGCGTAATTATGGTACACTAAGTACAAATAAGGAAAAATAAAAATGGCAACATCAAGACTAAAGATCAACCGAGGTACAACTTACACCATAGCGGTGGAGTACTCACGCAACGGCGTGCCAACCACACTCGTGGGTGCAACAGTACGGTTTACGGTTAAGACCGTTGAATATGATACGAGCACTACTGATGCTACAGCTGTGCTTATAAAGAACGTCACCAGTGGCGACTCTAATGGTAACGCAACAATCACGATAAACCCATCAGATACAGCCACTCTTGAACCTGGCACATATTACTATGATGTAAAAGTTGACGTACATTCTAACGGAGCTGAGGTCTACAAAATCAACGAGGGTACTATCATACTCGATGGCAGCCCTACAAACAGGTTGACGTAATGGCCGATTCTGTCACGATTAGTGCCAACGTCGTAGACGGAAACATCATAAGCTCGAATGTTTCCGAATCTAGCAACATCCTTGCTAGTGTGACTACTGGTGGACGCGGCGAAAAAGGCGACACGGGCGATACTGGCCCTGCTGGTGTAGTACAGTCGATTGTGGCGGGGAATAACATTGACATTGATAACACTGACCCTACAAACCCCGTCGTGTCGGTCGAGACATTGACGCTATCTGATGTTTCTGATGTGACTGCCAGCGCTACCGAACTGAATTACACCGATGGCGTAACTTCAGCTATCCAAACCCAACTTGACGGCAAAGTAGATGAAAACAGCTCGATCACTGGGGCAACCAAGACGAAGATTACTTACGACGCCAAAGGACTCGTCACGGCAGGTGCGGACGCTACGACTGCTGACATTGCTGACTCAACCAACAAGCGCTATGTCACCGACGCGCAACTGACCGTTATCGGCAACACGTCTGGCACGAACACTGGGGATCAGGACCTATCGGGCTATGTACCAACGTCGCGCACGGTGAATAGCAAGGCTCTTTCGTCAAACGTGACCTTAAACCAGGATGATGTTGGTGATGGTTCAACCTACAAGCAGTACTCATCAACCGAAAAGACAAAGCTATCTGGCATAGCATCGGGTGCGACCGCTAATGACACCGACTCCAACCTAAAGAATCGTGCCAATCACACTGGTACGCAAGCACTCTCGACTATTTCAGACGTGACAGCAACCGCGAGCGAAGTAAACGTGCTTGATGGGATTACCGCCACCACAGCCGAACTCAACTACACAGACGGCGTTACATCGGCTATACAGACCCAGCTTGATACCAAGGCGGCTACCACGTACGTAGATGCGGGTGACGCCACCAAACAACCCAAATTCATGACAGGCACCATCGCCACAGCCGCTGACACAGCTGCCAAAACTGTGACTCTCAATAGCCCATGGGATACATATACGCCTGTCGCGGGTGATTGGTTCGTGTTCACGTTCACCCTCGGCCAGACAGCATCAGGGCCAACGATCGCCATCAATGGCGGTTCAGCACTCACTATCTATACCCCGCAAGGTTCTACATCGAGTTCATTTCTCACCCTGGCGGCGACTGGAACGCTACTCCTCTACTACAACGGCACCTTACTACAGTCCTATGGCACAAACGCTGGCGAGATTAGTACCACCAATATCGTCAATACGACCTCTAGTACGCAGGGTAATATCACTGGCCGCCGTGCCGAAGATCTGATGGTCAACGAGGCAACAAAAACTCGCACCCTCACCAACAAGACCCTGACCAACCCGCGCGTCAACACTATCTATGACACGAATGGCAACAAGTCGCTCCAACTGAACGCCAC